GGTTGCGCCTAAGTTAGCGGCTTTGGAAGCGGATAATCTTGCTCTTAAGCAGCAGCTTCGCCGGCAGAATGTTGACCATATTACTACCTCTTTGGACCGAGAGGTTCCTAATTGGCGCCAAATCAATTCTAGCCCGCGATGGCTGGCATGGCTTCGATTGCCGGATTTTTATTCTGGGAGAGTAAGACAGGAACTATTGAACCAGGCTCACCAGGCCGCAGATGCCGCCAGAGTGAGTAGGTTCTTTAAGGGCTTCCTCTCAGAGGAAGAAGCTACAGGGTCAACCGAGTTTCTGCCGACCCAAGGCCAGCCGCCGCTCCCAGCCGCGCCTCGCCAACCGGCAGTACAGCTTGAAATGCTGGCGGCCCCTGGGCACGCTAAGCCGGCTCAAGGCACTCAGCCTTCGCCCGCTAACGAACCCATCTGGATCACTCACGGCCAAATCTCGAAGTTCTACGAGAATGTCCGCAAGGGCGTTTACGCAGGACGAGAAGCTGACAAGCAGAATGATGAAGCAATCATCTTCGAATGTCAGCGAACAGGTCGGGTTCGGTAACAAGTCGTTTACTTTTTGAGAGTAAGACAACTCTGCACACAAGTTCGTGAGCCGCCGACCAAAAGTCCGCGCCTCCACCTAAGAACTTCGAAGCCGGTCTTGAACCCGCTGACGATAGTGTGATCACTCAAAATTCAACCAAGGGGGTTCTGTACCTGTAGCGTTGGTATAAGTACCATGACAGTAAAGCCCCCACAGCAAAAAAGGGCTTTATTATGGCCATTCCTAGCGGGGCCTTCCCAATTGCACCGGCCGGTGGTACGACACTGTACCCGACTGGTGGTACCGCCAACACCCTCCAAGCTACGGGATTTATTCCGGAGATTTGGTCCGGTAAGCTGGTGGAAAAGTTTTACGCCTCAACTGTCCTTGCTGCGATTAGCAACACGGATTACGAGGGTGAAATTAAGAATAAGGGCGACCGTGTGAAAATTCGCACGAAGCCCACGATCACCATTCACAACTACTCTGCCGATGAACTGCTTCCTCTGGACCGCCCGAGTGGTGGCACGGTGGAACTATACATCGGTAACGGTGCGTTGTTCTCTCTGATCCTTGACGACGTGATGGAAGTCCAGTCGGACTTGAACATCCTGTCCATGTGGTCGGATGACGCTGCACAGCAACTGAAAATCTACGTTGACAAGGACGTTCTTGACGGCATTGTCGGCCAGATGGTTGCCGCAAACCAGGGTTTGAATGCTGGTGCAATCACCGGCACTGTAAACCTTGGTATCGCCGGTACGCCACTTTCGGTTGTGGCCCGCGATCCTAGCGCTGGTGAGGTCGAACTTCTCGACGTTCTCATGCGCATGGGTCAGGTGCTTGACGAGCAGAACATTCCGGAAGTCGGCCGATGGGTCGTCATGCCGGCGTGGGCTGGTCGCATGATCAAGCAGTCGGAACTCCGTCAGGCTTACCTGTCTGGCGACAGCGTTTCGATGTTGCGCAACGGGCGCCTAGGCATGATTGATCGGTTCACGATCTACGTGTCCAACCTGCTCCCGAACAACAGCACGGACAGCGCGCACTTCCAGCCGGGTGAATGGCCTATCTTCGCTGGACATGCGCACGGTCTCACGTTCGCGTCCCAAATTAGTAAGGTGGAGACCCTAAGATCCGAGTTAACGTTTGGCCAAATCCTCCGCGGGCTACAGGTATACGGGTATTCGGTAGTGGATGGTAAGGCACTTGTCCAAGCTCAGGTCACTCCTGGCTCGTAAGTGATTTCAATCACTTACTGAGTGATTAACCGGGGCTTACGAGCCCCGGTTTCTTTTTATACATAGATGCTTGACACGCCAAAGGGTTTAAGGTATAAAGGTGTCATGACATAACCTTAGGAGATTGTCATGACCAAGCCCAACCCCAATGCTAGACCGTATCCGAAGCACCGTGCTCCACGAGTTGATCGTTCTAAAATGACGGAGGAAGAATGGAAAGAACATCTTCGGATAAAAGGTCAAGAAAAGAGTGCTAGATGGGCTGAACGTAATCCAGGTGTTACGAGTAAAGCTTTACGCAAAAGGCGCGCAGAATATCCATGGTATGGATCACTTCTTGCCGCAGGAGATCGGTCTAGAAATAAACAACACGAATTTGACTTAACAGCGGAGTGGGCCGAACGAAATTATAACGGGGTGTGTTCATTAACTGGTATCCCTTTTGTAGTAGCCGCACGTGGGGCACCGGGTAAATCCGGTGGACGCCCCTACTCCCCTAGCATCGACCGGATCAACCCGCTTAAAGGATACACTCAAGATAATTGCCGCTGGGTATTGTTCGCAGTGAACTCGTTCAAACAGCAGATGACTGATGCCGAAATGTATCACATTGCCAAGGCGCTGATTTCCAAGGCTTCCTAACCTCTCCTTAACCCTCCCCGCGTACCCTACAGCCCTCTTTTGAGGGCTTTTTCCTATGGCATATATGAAGGGGTGATCAAGTGGCGTACGATATCGTCGGTGGGTACCTTGAAGACGTGCGAACCCTGCTCCAGGACCGTATTCAGCCGTACCGCTATTCCACCAAGAGCCTGATCCGGGCCATGAATGCCACCATGCTCGAAGCACGTCGGCTTCGTCCGGACCTGTTCTTTGACAACCTGGACAATGTGCCGCAGTATTTCTGGGAGGATGCTGAAGATACCCAATCTGGCACGGACAACGATGATGACGATAATCCTACTTGGCAGGAATGGGTTCCTATGGAGCAATCATTCCGGCAGGCATTCGTGCACGGTATAACGGCCCATGCGTTGGCACGTGATCAGGAAGACATTCAAGACGAACGGTCAACCGGTTTCATGAAGACGTTCGTGAACATGATGACTGGGATCGATCCGACCAAGGGCAAGGTTCCACCTAGGATTTAACAATGGCAGAACAAGAATTTTGGCAACCTTGGTTGGCCGGCCCGACCGGCACCAACATCCAGTTTCTGGGCCCTAGCGGTGCCGTCACGGGGCCGGCGTTTTACGGTGTAACTGGTGCAACCGGTCCTACGGGTTCAATTTATAAACACGAGCACATGAAGTTTCTGTATGATAATGTGCGTATTCGCATGGCCGGTGCCAGCGATGCCATGATCCGATCAGTTATCTACGAAGTGCTGCATGAGTTTTTCAATGATAGTTCGGTGTGGCGAGAAATTATACCGGGGAACTTGCAACCGTATGTCCTCTATTATTGGCTGGAGCCTGGCAATCCCCTAAGCCCATTATTTGATCCGCAGCCTAAAGGGGAGATCATTGGGATTGGGGCGGTATTCGATTTCAATGGTTTCCCCTTAGGTGCTGACATGCCCGAACCTCCGGTCATGCGGCTACAGTTTGCCCAGTCCAGTCCGCTTCCGGTTTGGGTGACGACATTCAAAAATGTTCGCGTCCCTCATGGTAGTGAGTTGCCTGAGGTGCCGGCTTCGATTATCCGAATGTACGAGACCTGGCTTATGGCCGGCGTCATAGGTAAGCTTCAGCTTCAGGACAATAGGCCATACTCTGATCCAAAGATGGGCATTCTGAATTACCAGACCTTCCGGCAGGGTGTGAATATCGCTCGCGTTCGCGCCATGCGGATGAATACAGTTGGTGGTCAGGCGTGGCAGTATCCACAGCAATTCCGAACTGTTTCCCAAAGGGGGGGTGTAAGTGTTGGAAATTATAGGGTGTTCTAATGAGTGAACGTGGAATTACAACTGTTGACTTTGCCATCGCTCTTAACAGATGGTGGTCAGACGCGCTCCAGTTTGGCTTGCCAGATGACACGACTTGGAGCTTTACCGGTATGAGTTTCTTAATGGACCTGAAGGTTCATTCATCCGATACTATACCGGTTCTATCGCTTAGCAGTGCTGCTGGTTCAATTGTGGTTGACGATCCAGTCAAGCGCATTCTTCACTTTAACGTGACTGATGTTGCTCTGCGTGCTGTACTTCAAGCAGGCACAGAGTACCACTATGATTTGATCATGGTGAACGGTGTAACCGGTGAACGCGACGCGCTCTGTGCCGGCCATGTAAAAGTGCAATCTGGTGTGACTACGAGTGGTGTATAATGCCCGTAATTAACGTAGTCAGTGTTCCAATGCCGCAGAGGGTTGTAGGACCCACTGGTCCTATTGGTGGCACAGGGCTTACTGGGTTCACCGGTTATACTGGTAATACTGGTGCGACCGGGGTTACCGGTAATACAGGTATGACTGGCCCAAGTGGACCCACTGGCGTTCCAGGTACTGCGACAAACACTGGAGCGACAGGTAATACAGGGCCTACTGGCTTGTCCGGTGCTGCTGGTGGTCAAGGTCCTGCTGGTCCTACAGGGGTCACAGGTTTTACTGGTCCAACCGGGTTCACTGGTAATACGGGTGCGGGTGGTCAAGCGGTTAAT